AATATCCACATTTAAAATCCTTCTGGAAAATATTCTAGAATCTCTTGGTCGTCTCTATATAACTTTAACAGAACTCCAGTCCATACACCCCAAAACTCTGGGTATTTTTTAATAATATCATTTGCTTCATTAGCAATTAATAATCTTAAACTAACAGCTTCTGGTTCAGATGATGACAACCACCAAGTTTTACTTCCTGTACCACTATAAGATGCTGATAATGCTTCTGCATGTCTCCATTGAACCATTATTTCTGCAAATCCTTTTCCTGCATCTAACTCTAATACTGCAGGATTAATTAACCATTGTTCTTTCATTTCTTCAAATATATCATTAACAGTAGGAGGATTTACTGTTCCGTATTCTTCAGCTTGAAATCCAGGTAAAGCAAGTTTTAATTCATTTCTATAATGTCTTTTCAAAATTGTTTTCTGATTACCTGATAATTGTTCAAAAGCTTCTATTTTACGACTTTGATTTCTATATCTAAAGAAACCAATAGTATCGTTAATAGCTCTTCTATATTGGTCAGGTGTAAGTTTAGACTTACTGTTCATTAATTCTGAATAATCTTTTTCTTCATTAGGATTGTCAATGTTTAAATAATAACCACTAATGTTTAATGAATCAAATATTTCTGGATTATTAGCTTGAAATTCTTGTACTCTAACACTAGATGGTTTCTTACCTTCTACTTGTTGTGACCTAGGACTAAGTAGATAAGGGTATTCAATACCATACATTTCTAAAAATTCTTTATAAGTATCAACATCATTACCACCAACTTCTTCTTTAATTCTTATATATTCATCATAAAGTACTGCTTGTCCCCACAAATGTCCTTGTTTATCTTCTACAAAAAACTCTGGTTTAAATCCAGTAGGACCAAAGAATTGAAATAAAAATTCAAACATAAACAATGTTCCTGATTTATGTTTTGCATACTCTAAGTAAGCATCGTCTATTTGTCCTTGATTCAAATCATCTATATCATCATAAGGATATAAAACTTTAAGATATTTATCTAACTTACCTTCTTTATATAATCTATTAGGTTCTCCTGCAGATACACCCCATCTATACAATTCAATTGTTTTAGCAGCACGCATCTGTGTTGTATGTTTATTACCATAAGTTATGTCATCCATTTTGTCTTCGTCTTGTAATGCAGCAAATAATTTTTTATAAACAGGTGAAACTGCAACAACATCACTTATATTTTCTGGTGGTGGAAAATCACCGAATAGGAATTTTTCCATATCGTTTGCCCAACCATATTGTATTCCTAATTTAGTACTAGCTTTTTCTATTTTTGGTAATAATTTTTCTAATCCAAAAGCAACCATAGGGTTAGGTCCTGGTACAAATCCTTGTGCTAATAAGTTAACTCCTTGAACTTGTCCTCTAGGTGACATTTGAACACCTTGTTCTCCATCAATTAATTCATCATCAAATAATATATTTGACATAAATCCTCCAAATGGATAAACAAATACATCTCTAGTTGGGTCTCTTGGGTCTTTGGATATAAATCCATCAGTACTACTACTTCCTAATGAATTAGCTGCAGTTAAACCTCTACTAGCAATATGTGCTTTTCTTAATGCATATGGATTTTCTGCAAGTAATTTACCCCATGTTTGGAATACTTCAAACCATACTTCAACAAAAGGAAATATGTTTACTAATTTGTCTGATACGGTATGTCTTTTCTTTGTGTCATATAATAATTCTTGTACACCAGCTAAAGCAAATCCTTTACTTTCTGTATGCATTACATTGTAATTATTAATCTTTCCAGGTTTATTAACTTTAGCTGAACCTACTAAATCATCTATAACTTTTTTAGGTACGCCTTGTTCTTTAGCTTCTTTAATAAATTTCTTTCTTAATGATGGTGTCATGTCTTTAAATCTTTCTGCAATATACATCCACCTAAATTGTTTAAATGAATTAGAACGATTTAAATATCCTACTGGTTTAGTCATTAATTTTTCAAAAACAGCACCATAAGCATGGTCTAATATATCTTCGAATTTACCAAAGAATTTTTCATTTTTAGCAAATTCAACTTCTTGTACTTGATTTAACCAACCAGGATTGATACCTTCATTTTTTTTAAAATAAAGTTCTATTTGGTCTAATACTTTCTTTTTAGAAAATGTACCGTAATCTTTTACATCATGCATCCAATTAACATAATCATCTTTACCTTTACCAGTTCTTCCATTTTTTAATATTTTACTTTCAGCTATTATGTTTCTTATATTTACATCACCAACATTTACACCAGATGTTCTAATGTTATATGTGTATTGACCTTTTTTATTTTTCTTAGCATCTTTAGCTAAATCTATATCACCACCAGCTATTTTACGTATTCTTGATTCTAAATATTGTAAGTGTTGGTCTAATGCTGATGAGTTTTCAAAAACAAAATCTTCAGTATTTGTACCACCTTTTCTCACATATTCTAATCTAGCTTCTCTACCTGCATCGCTTTTAAGCCAAGCTGCTAATTCATCACTACCATATCCATATCTAGCAACAGCAGCAGTCATAGGGTCTTCTTTAAGAAGTCTTAATTCATGATAAACAGCTATGTTTATTTGTTCCTGTGTTAATTCATCTACTGAAGCACCACGATATTCTATATTTTTATTTCTAGCTTTTCCAGGTTTTGCAATAATATCTTCATATCTTAATGTTTGTTGAGAAGCTTCAATAAGTTCTGCTTCCATTAAAAATTCTACTGCATCATCACTTGCTTGTACTACTTGTCTATTTTTTGTAAAAGGTAACGCTTCTAAAAATGCACCCATTTTTGAATTTGGAGTATGTGCTGACAACCAAGTAAAAAAAGCATTAGGACTTGTATACATATTATCTAATCCTTTCATAGCCATACGTAATTGTTCTTCAAATAAAACACGTGTTAAAAATGCAAATCTTAAAAGAACTGCGGGTTTAAATACATTTCTTGTATAAAAGTTCATAACATTTTTTAATGCATTATCTTCTAATCTTTTAACATTCAAAATACCATCATCAAATGGATTTGGTAATTCACCATCAATATCCCATTTTGATTTAGCCCAATCTGTATGTTGTGTTTTATATTTTATGTAATCAAATGTATCACTAAATATAGTAGTTTGTTTAAAAGTACCATCTGGATATGCTTTAAATAAAGGACCCATTGCTTTTTCTAACAATCTATAATCCATTAAAGGTGCTATATTATCTTGCATTTCTGTAAGTTGTGTAGCAGTTAATCCCTCAACCATTCTACCTGTACCATCTACTGCATAACCTTCTGGTCCTATTTTCCATGCACGGAAATTAGTACCAATGCTAGGTAATATATTTCCTTCTTTATCCATAGAATATATTTTAGATTTACTTAAACCATCCCATCTTTCCATAGCTGCTTTAGCAACATATTCCCAATTACCACCTCTAGCAACAACGTATTGAAAATCTCTTTGTGCTTGTTTAAAAGCAAAATCTCTTATTGCATCTTTATCTTTGTAATCAATAGATAAAAATTCTCTTAATATTTTATCTGCTTCATCAACATCATATTTGTTTACTGTTAAATGTGAAACTAACTGCTTATATCCAACTTGTAAGTTATTCAATGGTATACCCATATCAGGTACAACACTCAATAACTTTCTGTAATAAGGATTGTATGTTGAATTATAATTTGATGCAAAACCTAAGTATCTTTCAAAATCTACTTGTTTAGTAAAGTCTCTAGTATCTTCTATTAATTGATACCCAGGTATTTGATTATTATTTAATTTTTCTAAAAACTTTTGTAATTTACTAACATCAGAAGTTTCTGGTACTACAGGACCTTCTATAATAGGACCTATTTTTAAATCTTGCCTATCTGCTTCTATTAATTTCTTTGGTTTTCTTTTTAAAGATTTAGGTAATACTGATTGTCTTACTTTTCTAATTTTTTCTCCAGCAAAACTACCAAATGTTCTATAAGCAGCATCTTGTTTTATTCCAAGTGTTGATAAAGTTTTGTTTAAAAATAATGAACCTGTCTTAGGTAACATTTTACCTGGTAATGTATAAGGAGTTAACATACCTTGTTTGTTTGTATACTCAACACCTGTGTCAATTAAATCTCCAAATATTTTTTGTACAGCTTTCCAATCATCTGTATCAGCTAACATTTCAACTATTTCCTTTGGCATACCAGTTCTTTGTATTACTGAATTAGTACTTAGTAAAAACATATTATTTTCGTCAGCTACTGCTTTAAAAAAAGCAATGTTTGTAGGTTGATTAAGTACTTCATTTTTTGTTGTTTGAAAAAATCTAGGTAAATAACCAAATAATGTATTTTCCTTTTTAATCTTTTTTAAATGTTTTCTAGTAGCTGTAAAATCTGGAGTTATTTTTGCATTTGTGAGTAATTCATATCCTTTGTTTACTAAATTATTCCAAACACCATCATCATAAGGACTTAATTTTTCTCCTATTTCATCTGTTATATTGTCTGATAATTTAGAAGGGTTTGTACTTACTTTATTTTTTACACCATTACGCACTAACTTACCTTCAGATAATACATCCATAGCAGGATTTACTTTACGCAAGCCTTTACTTAAATTCTTTGCTCCTTTAATTCCTTTACCTGCAATTATATCTGGAACTATTTGGTGTGCAGCATCTATTAAACCAGACATAGTATTAAAAGAAGTAGTACCAGGTTCATAAAACTCTGATGCTGTTACACGTCCTGGTGAATATTCCAATAAAGTATTATTATCTGCCCATTTAGGTCTCCAATAATCTTGGTCAGTATAACCTGGATAAAAGAATTTTTGTCTATGTCTTCCAGCATAAAAATGTATTTTATTTGGATTTACTGATGAAGTGTAGTGTATCTTGCCTTGTTCATCAAAAGCATAATTAACTTCGTTTGTTTCAGGATTATAACTACCCTTTAATGGTGCACCAATATGTTTATATATAAATTCTCTAGCTTTATCAGGAGACATTTTATAATCATTAACTAATTTTATATAGTGTGGTGTATCTTCAGCTTTAACTGATTCTAAGGTTACCCATGTAGCTCTATCAAAGTTAATAGGCTCCCCTCTCCAAACTTGTCTAAACATATTTGCAAGCACAGGTTCTCCACCCATTCTATGTGCTTCTTTAATCATATCTATTTGTTGCTTAAATTCTTCAATTATATTTTGTCTTTCTCCTAGTGATTCAATTTGTGAATCAGATAAATCAATAGAAAGTTCTCTTTGTGCTTTGCTTTTGCTATAACCTTTTTTTAATAACTCATCATATGCCCTTATGTCACGTAAATATGCTACTGACCTTCCTACTTGCATAGGTTGTCCAGGCATTAATGCATTAACAGCTTGTGAACCTACAGACCATTTACCTGCACCACCAGGTCCAAATGTTTGAAAGAAAGCATCTAAAGCAGCAAATGCCCATACTCCGTACTGAACATCTCCTGGTTTAGCTCCTCCTGGAAATAAACCTGCAGTAAATAAATCTCCTATATGCATCTTCATATTATTTTCTAAATGTTCATATCCAAATTCTTCTTGCATTTGTCTAAACAAAATAGATTCATCATAAACTCTATTATTAATTTTATGTTGAGCTATTTGTTTTGGAGCATCATAAGTTGGCGGAACATTTAATAAAGCTAATGGAGCTATTTCTTCCCAACCTAATTCAGAATATTTACTTTCATAATCAGCAATCCTGTTTAAATACTCTTGTTGATTACCACGCATCATACTGCTGTGTTGGTCAACTTTAAGTTGTACTCTTCTATTATTTTTAGCTAAATCCTCTTGGACATTTCTATCACCTATTATCATTATGAATTCAATAAATCAGCGACTACTTCACTATAACTTAATTGCAACATAGCTGTTCCTATGATTTGTATATCATCAGGCAATAATGTAGGTCCTGCTCCAGGTCCTATTGGGTTACCTTCTGTAATTACTTCTCCAGCTCTTTCAGTTTGAGGACTTAATACATTTGGTGATATTCTTTGTGTATTGTCTGGTAATGAAGCTGCTTGTTGTGCTTCAGTAAAAAGTTTGTTTTCTCCATAAGCAGCATCAGGTAATCTTCTTATAGGTTGTTTTTTACTAGCAGGTCCACCATCTGTTCTCTGTCCACCTTGTGGTGTAGCTACATATGCAGGATTATCTGGTTGTCTATATCCACCTCTTCTAACTTTACTCACGATTAAATTCCTTAGTTATAAGAACAATAACACCAGGCATAGGTGTAATAATTTCTAATACATTTTCACTGAGTATATCTAACTCATCTGTTACACCATACTCTTCTTGAATTAATTCCCAAAACTCAGAATCAAAATAATTTTGCATTTTCTTATGCTCCAAACGCTTGTGCCATTCCTGGTACACCTCCACCACCCATCTGCTGTTGCATCATTTGTTGTTGTATCATCATTTCTTCTTCAGGTGTCATCTGCGGTTCTTGTGGTGTATAAAACTGCTTCATAATTTCTGTTATAGCATTTGGATATTCATAAATTGCTATAGCAGCCATTGTAGCAGAAGGGTCACCTTGTGCAGACCTAGCTAAGATACTATCAAACAATACTTGTTCAGCTTTATTTTTTCTAATTCGTTCTTGTACTTTTGCTATATTTTCTAAACCATCAATGTTATCTTGTAATGTTTCTACGTCTATAACACCTGCTTGTAATAATTGCAACCCAGTTACAATTTTCTGTGGTTCATCAAAACCAGCCATAACACCGTAGATACGTCTAGTTTTAAAGTCACCACCAATATCAGCAAGTGGTTTATAGTTTTCACTAAATGCAGCACCATTAAGAAAACCAGCCATAGGTTTTTTATTTATACCTTGTGAATAAGATAAAACTACATCTAGTTCTAATCTTTTTTGGTCCATACGTACTATTGCACCTTTAATGATATCTCTATATTCAGATATCATTAATGACATAGTACTGTTTAGTTCTGATAGTCCTGCACCAGTAACAAAGCTGTTAGGTGATTGACTATCGTCAGTTACAGGATATCCACCAACCATACGTAATTGTCTTTCCAACCTATCTATTTGTTGGAACAATTGATATGGCATATTATTCATTGGTTTAGAAACTTGTGTACCAGGAGCTAGATAGTTAACCGCAAATCTGCCTTTTCTGTATTGTCCGGATTCTATCTCTCCTGATATGTTAGTTTCTGTAAACACAGAATCTTCCATTGCAATTGCAGACATTATGTTAATCTTTGCCATCATAGCCATCAATCCTATGACATGGTCATATTGACCTTTTAGTTGGTCAAAAGAAACTCTCTTCATAAATACAAATGGTGGTGTAGATAATACGTTAGGTATAAAGTCAAGTATCATATTTCGTTCTGGGAATACTACATAAGTACCACCCATGTCATAGTATTCAATAATTCTTACACCAGAGTATGTATTATCTTCCCAAGCTTGTTCTCTGTTATTTTCATAAGACATAAATGGAGTTGCAGTATCAGTTTGTGACTCACCTTCATCATCATCTTTTTTTAATATTTGGTCTGCAAACTCAGGATAGATTTGAGCTAGTTTATATCTAGGTACACGTCTTAGTACTGCCATTTCTCTAGGTTGTTGGTCAGGACCAAAGTTACCTGGGAACGTATCATAAGGGTCTCTTAGTTCAGCACTAGGATAATAGTTTCCATTAGAATCTAATTTTGTTGTAATAACCCATGCACAATAACCATAACCAGGTAGCCATCTTGCAGCTTGTTGTAACTGGTCAAGTAGTCCTTGTTTATCATCATAGTTAGTAACAATACGTTCTAATTTTTCTGCACGTAATTTACTTCTAGTAGAATCATTTTCATTAGGTACATCTACTCTTACCTGAGGTATTCCTGAAATCTTTTGTGCAAGTCGGTCAATACCAGACTGTAACATGTTAGGAGCTGGTAATAAATCAGCATCACTAGTTTCCATTGTGTTACCTAATAAAGCTTTAATACCATCTGCACCACCATTAAGTATTGCTTTAATTCTAGCTTTTTGTATTTGTCTTTCCTGAACCATCTTACCTGATGTAAGTTCAGCTGCATTTTTAACTATCTCTTGATAATTTTTAATGTCTAAATTTTCTATGCCCATGGTGCTTCGTTTGCCTCCGTCATTTTGTACTCTCCATAACTAGGGTTATAATCTAAACCTATATCAGCAGCATGCTCTTTTTGCATACGCCTAAAAACTTTCATTGGAAACCAACTAGCCATAACTATATCGGTCTTCTCTTTGTTTCTTTTAGAAACAGGTTTACCATCAAAGTATAACAGTTGTTGCCTATATTTCTGGATTTTAGCATTAGATTCACCACTACCAGTAGGTAGGTGTATTTTTCTAGCTTCAAACAAATCAGCCATAGCTCCTACACCATACAATGGGTCATGTTTATTTTTACCTGTTAGATGTCCTTGTACAGATATACCTGAACGTAATGTAAACTCTTTTATTGCAGCATCTTGTCTAATAGCAGATTGAAAACCATTTTCTTCTACTATCCAATGTCTACAATCATAATCATGTAACCATAAAGCCATCTGGTCTAATGCTGCTCTAATACCACCACCACGTTTATTTTCTAGGTCAACTAAATAAAGTTCACCTCTGTACTGGTCTATACCCCACAATACACTTGCTTGGTAGCCACTTGATGCAGGGTCTAGTCCAGCAACTAAATGTAAATTTTTATATACTTGTCCTAGTACTAAGTCTGGTCTCATACATTGGTCAATCATGTTCATAGTAAATATTTGTGTACCTTCTACATATGCTTGGTTGTAATAAACCATTTCGAAAGTTTGTCTACCACCTGTCGACTCTGCAGAATTTAATCTAGACATTAACCATTTGTGTGTACGTTTAGAAGGCCATAACATACATTCAGTATGTTCTTCAGTTAGATGTTCTGGTATTTCACATTCTAAAGCATGTGCTGTTTCTACTATGCATGTAAAGTTATCTGATTCAAGTAAGTGATTATATAAATCATCAGGATGTTGTCTTGAACCAATTACTACTACAGCAGTATGTTCCTCTTTACGACTTGATAATGTTGTAGTCCACCATTGTCTTGTACTTTCTCTTGCACCAGGTTGTTGTGTAGTTTGATGGTCCTCAATGTCGTCTGCAATAATAATATCGCAGTCTCTTGATAATATCTTTCCACCTTTACCTACAGCGACCATAGTTGGTGATTTAATACCTGCAACAGTTCTAGTACCTACAGTAAATTGATTTTGTGACCAGTTCTTTCCTGACCTATTATCAGGTTTAAAAGATTGTCCAGGTGCACAAAAGTCTTCTCTTAACTCTTCATTAGTATCTAATACATCCAATACAGCAGATAGTGCATTCTTTGCAATGTCTTCGTTACCACCTACCCACATAATACGTACGTTAGGGTTTTTGCATATTTGATATACAGCAAAGTGTATTAATAATTCAGTCTTTCCATGTCGTGGGGGTGACAGTATCAGTAATTCTTTACCGTTATCAATACTATCTATAATGTTATTTATCCAGTTAGTATGAAAATCTGCGGTGTCGTATATTTCTCCTAGTTCTGTTCTAAAGTATCTTTGTCGGAAGTTCGAAAAATTTTCTAATGCAGCCTTTGCTTCTTTGGATAGTTCCCAATCTTCTGCAGCTACTTCGTTTCTAGTGTCAATCTTGTAGGCAGCAAGCATGCGACTGACAGTAGCCGAAGTGCAACCAAGGAGTGAAGCTGCGTCAGCTACTGCCATATCGCCAGTGGCCACTTGTTCAGCTATTCCTTCGCTTACGAAAGCTCGGTAATACTGTCCACGCCTAACGGAAGCGTAGTCGCCCTCGTCAGACTTACGTTCTATATTAATAGGTTTTACGTCATCTTGCTTGTTGTAGTACTTATCTCTTGCAAACTGTCGTTTTTGGCAGGTAGGAGAACAGAATTTACGTTGTTTGCCCTTTAGTTTCTTCCTACAGCCCTCTGCTATACAGATAACATTATTGGTAGTATCTACCATATTTCACTATCTTTCGTTAGATGTTTGTATAGTGAGAATTATATGCTATAGTCATGTTAATTACAAACACTAAACACAAGTAATATGTTACAGGTGAAGGTGCAATCGGGATGCAGAAAGCTGCTGACTGGCAAGACAGTACACTAGAAAGACAAAGGCAGTACCCAAGGACTTAAGAAAAGGTTTAGTTAGAAACAAAAAGCTCTATGCCCGCTAACGCCCATACTTACTGGCGTTTCCTACAGAATTACCAGCATATTTTACAGACCTTACGTACTATATGTAGGACATACAGATTAACATCTGGTAGTCATACTTCGTATGACCAGTACTGAAAGTACTGTATCTCTAATTTTTGTACAGAGTAAGACAG